TTAAATGGTTTTGAATGTGCTCTACAAACACCCGTTCTTTTATTTTCAACTTAAATCTATTCGGTTCCATAGGTCTTTCGTTTAGCTCCCAATTACCGCATCTTTCGGTAATTTCTACGGATTCGGGTAATTCATGCGCTGGGTTCTCATTCGATCTGGTTAACCTCCATTTGTCGTTCGCCTTCCCGTATGTGCATTTCCTAATTGCGTTCTCCGGGCCCGTCCCACGTCGCCGGCATGTGCCGGTTTGGATGAATGATCCGGGCCCACTTTTCCGGCTCATCTTTATCCATGACATGGAGATCGTCTCCGGCCAAACACCACCCGCTTTCATGGCCATCAGGTGGTGATCCTGACCCATCTGGTAACATCTCTCCTCCAACCTCCCATGAACCATAACCGACCACATACGGCAGCCCATGAAAGAGCCCAAGAATCCAAGAACCGTCCTTCGGCGCGGGCCCGTCTTGCCATGCTCCAGCAGCCATAGAATCAGCCACCTGGTCAACGGCAGCCTTATAAACTCTTGCCTTTGCGGCTGTTTCCAGTCCTCTCATCCATTCTGAAAGCGCTGTTCGGACGATGATCTCCCAATCCTCCATGTCTGTGATTTTCATTTCGCCGAGAATAATCTTTGTGAATACCTCCGTTGGAATCACATGAGCGTTTCCGTCTAAAGTGGGCACGCACAGATGAGGCTTATTGTCTTCGTTTGTCATATTCGTATCTCCTTGGTATTGATTTCACATACTCTGCCAGTGTCCTTGCATATCTCGCTGCTACGGATTGGTGTTTTTGGTTTGCTGCCCATTCAAGGGCGCGCATTGTGCTTTCATCCATCGTTATTCTCCTTTGCTGTTAACATCCGGGTTTCTCTCGCTGTTAAACTATACATACCGGAAATATTTTTTGATGTCGTTTCCCGCTTCGGCAGGATCGGGAATGCTTTCCACGATCCTTTCGCATTTACCGCACGGCTCCGAGTAGGCGTGTTTGGTGTTTGGGCTATTTTCGATCCGGGCTCCGCAGAAGGCTTTCGTCTGGCCCGGCAGCCTGGCGTGACAGCGAAATTTCGACCAACCGGAATCCTGCATTTCGTAAGCCATTGACCTTAAAGAGTTTTGCGCTACGCGGATTGCTTCACGGTCTGAACGAAATTTCGCCGAGGATTCGATTTCGGGCAATCCATTCGCGCCGGCTGTGAACCGCACGCCGTCGTTCGATATTTCTGTGATGATCCACCATCCGTAAGGAAGCCACATCGTCATTTACTCCTGTTAAATTCTCTCGCTGTTAAATCGGGAGGCTGTTTTTTCACCTTGCCAATTATCTCCGCGATATTCGGATGCGTCCAATCGGGAGACCGCACTAATTTCCCATCCTCGCGAATATAACTACCCTGACCAAAACGTTTCATGTTCGCATCGTGGACAGCGTCGAATATCTTGGCAAAAGGAAGTCCGAAGGCTATCGCAGCGCCGGGCACAATATAGGCGAGGTCAGCGAGGGCGTCGGCGATATCTGGCAATTTTGCTGGATTTGGTTCGCCAGTATCATCAGAAAACCACGATAGCATTTTTCTAGCACCGTCGAGATATTTGGTAATCACGTGCTTAACCATTTTATCCATGCCGTAAGCATCGCATAAAGCATCAATCAACTCAGAAGTCTCTTCGAGGATAAAATCAACTCGAAAGGCCGCCGTTTTCGGGTCCGGCAAACACGGCTTATCAGGCATCTCTTGGCCGGCCTTGGTCATGAATTGTTTTACCTGTTTGATTATGTGTTCCATTTATAATGGCTCCTCGATTCTCGCTCTCTCGGAGAGTTTTGCTGCTTCAGTGGTTATTAGTTTTTCGGCGATTGGCGCGAGTTGGTAAAGAATATATTGCTTTTCCCATAACGACATAGCTTGGTATTCGTCTATTACATCACGGTCTGACATATGGATGTAATAGCCAGTTGTAAGGTGGTATAGATAATAAAATATTAGTTCATCATCTTTGAATTGCTCAATCCACTCGTCACATTTTTTCTTGTCGTATTGCACTAGCATTAATCACCTCAATATCTCTGCCAGCGTCGGAAGGTCTTTCGCGCGGCACGTGTAAGCGCCAAGCCGTCTAGCCGCTCGAAGATTGTCTGATTCGTCGTCGATAAAAAATGCACCCCGATACTCCCAGATTTCAACTTTCGTTCGATCAACCACGTCAGGGAATCGTATCTTGATATCCATCGGCACACTGCCCGGATCGCCAGTAATCAACGTCACGTGGTAGCCGGCATGGCGTATTTTATCTAGCGCAGCCATGCAGTTTTGCTGGGAGTGGCCGCCTTCGTTGTCAATAATCGTCCCTCGCACGTCACTAAAAACTATTTGGCGGTATGGTCTATCGGATATCATTCGGGCCTCACTGGTACGATGTCTAGCGACGGTCGATCACTATCCCAAATGAACCAGCCATAGTTGTAAAAATCCGTGTTACCATCCCCGGTGAATGATGGCCTTTTGGTTATCGGCAAAATCTTGGTTGGCCGATGTTTGGTAAAAAAAACTCTCCAATTTTCCGAACCAATCACGTCGATACGCAAAAGTAGCGCGATATAATCAGATTCAATGTTCAAGCAGCGATTGGCAATTTGTGTCCCGATTGAAAATGGAGGATTAGTTATTATGCTAAAGTCATCCCTGTTCAAATATGTGAAAATATTGGTTGATAAAAAATCGCAAATTGACCAGTGCATCATGCCGCAAATTTCTACTAAATTGCTTTGCTCTTCTACTCTTATCTCATTGGCAGCAACACCATACCCATGTGAATGAAAAACTTTAACGATGGCTCCATTCCCAGCGCATGGATCAAGGATAAATTTATCCCTCGTCGGGGGAGCATGCTTAATCAGCAACTCAGTCACCCAGGCTGGAGTCGCGTAAAAATCCTGTGGGTGAAAATCGTAGGGAAGGGGATGCTCAAGCTTAAAGTCGTCCATAGCGCCGCCTCCTAATTATTCTCCGTCTCCGGTCGAATGCGCCAGCGGCATAGCCGGTAAGCAAGCAACCGAGGGCAAAGCAAATGAATAGTAGTTCGTTCATGGCTGCTCCTTCGGCTCGAATCTTCCGCACCAATCGCATTGATCAATCTCCGGCCATAAATGTTCCGTCTCGGAGCTCAGCGATGGAGGATTTATTCGGCATAGGCCGTAGTGAGTGATATAGTACATTTCGCTAAGACTTTTATTATTAGAGTAAGCGTCGCACCATTTACAATCCTTGCAATTCATAACCACTCCTGTTAAAAAGCTCCCCTCCCCTGGGGCATGTAAATAAAAAGCGCAGCGCGAGGAGGGGAGCGTCGTGCAAAGGAGTCTGTCTTGACTTTGTTTTCAAGCTACTTATCAGTAATGGTTAATGCCCCTTGCCGCTGCGCCTAATCGAGATTAAATCAAATTGATATATGACCTGGCATCATTCCGGGAGATATACTCACGGGCACGCACGCACCCGCGAGGAAAATGGTGCCAAAGAGTAAGCGACCACCTGAATTTTTTATTGCAGAGATCGTAGATGCAATGAATCCAAACGTCGTGACTGAGATGGAAAAAAAAGAATCTATGATGCTTATCACTTCTGGGCAATTTTTTTCCGCAGCGCAAGAGGTTGCTATTCATCGCCCACCTCCTCTTGTAGCTCCCGGTCGTCCTGGGCTTGCTGCATTTGTCTCTCACAGCGCTCACAATAAGCATAATCGTCGGCAATGCGTTTGCCGCATCTCGCACAATAGCCGGTCATTTGGCACCCCCATTAGCCGCACCTTCTTTTCTGCGCTTATATTCCTGCAATGCTGCCGAGGCCTCCTTTTTGGTTAGGCTTGGTTTTTTTAGCGCCGCAACCAGTGTTTCCTTAACAATCCATGCTATTTTTTCGTTCTGCGCCACATTGCGCATGAACTTAAGTTGTTCCTCGGTGGCCATATCCGGTGAGCCACCTTTACTATCTCCACTCTTCTCTTTTGCCGTATTTGCTTTTTCCTGAAAGTAGTCCGGATCGTCTTTGTCGGTGGCGATGTTAAAGGTCTTTAGGAGTAGATATTTCTCGGCATAGGTTAAGGCCTTCCCCACGCCCTTCTCTCCATCATCAATACCCTGGCCGTAGAATCTGCAGGCCATACGATCTTGCGGGTTATCCGCATCGATCCATGTGTATTGCAGCACCAACTCTGTGAGGTACTGAACTCCCCCCTTAGCCGTTGTTTTTTCGCGTATGGTGCTTTCGGAAACCTCAACCAATAGCAATACGCCAAGTTCGTCCATCTTGCCCCGTAGGGCACCTAGCGCTTGCGAGGAGGATACATATTTAAACTGATAGCCCTGGTTATCTTTTTTGAGGTAGGGAACTGACTTCCGAACCTCGATCATTTTCTGAAACAGATTTAGCGGTTTCTGTGCGGGTAGGGAATTATCCATTGCTGAGACTCCTTACCAGCGTTAAGCTGGATTTGATGAGGCGCCACGACAACGCCTTTAATTGGCCCCCTTAGCCCTGCCAGGCTTTGGGGGCTTTTCTCTATCATCTTTAATCAGAATACTAGAATATCAGAATATGTCAATATAAATTTTGATATTGATAAAATATAATTCTCGTCTATATTTAAGTAATGGCCACCGAAAAAAAAGAGAACAAACAACTCCGATCTGTAAATCTACAAGTGAAACTAACCGAGTCAGAAGCGCTTTTGGTGCGAGATGAAGCTCTGAAAAGAAGCACACCTGAGCATCGAGTAACCGCCTCCGACGTTGTACGAGAGATAATTATTGAGCGATACAAAAGACATCATCAGCGTGCCAAATAAAACCAAACCCGCTGCCAGTGTTTTTTACCCCCGCTATCGATTATCGTTTTTTTCAAAATCCCTCTTAGTCGCCCATTTTCTTTCAGTCGAGTGATTGAGCAATTAACCCGCTCTCTCGTATCGGTCTCTTTCATCGCCTCGTAAACCTGGCTAGCGCACAAGGCATCATTAGAGGAAGCGATAAACCTAAATACTCGTTCATCGCGCTCGATCATTAGTTGCCTTGCGCTCATTGTTAGCCCTCCACTTGCTGTTTTTTGTTTTTGCGCGGTTTTCGTATAGCCTTCATTTCAGTCAAGCCTAAGTTTGCTTGCACGAGTTTAAGAGCGTCCAAGGCATTACCGGCCGCCTTTCCAGCTACTACGAAAACGCCGTCAATCGTCTCGGTAACCGTGAACTCATTTTTTACATCAAGGCTAATTGTCCTCTTCAATTCGACATAATCAGTTTTCGTTTCTTGCATAATAATCTCCTTAATCAGTTAGATAGTCAGTTATTTGCAAATGCACGTTGATATATGGCCAATGTCGCGATATAAAATCAACACAGTTATTATCAACCCGCATGCAATAATTGATAGTTCCACCTTCCATATAATATTATCTGTTTTGTCATTTATAGCTGCTCCGTTATTTGCAAACCATCCACGCAATCAGCGCGATTCCGATAGTCAGCAAAATAATTGCTATCCATATTTGTTCGTAGTCGGTTCTACTCATTTCGTGTTACCATCTCGGCTACTCTGATAGCCTGTTCAACGTTTTCAACTATCGCTATTTGCCCGCGCCATTCGTCGTGAAACTTTCGTTCGTCCTCGGAAAGTCGGCGCTTGCTTGGTATTCTGTTTTCGTCCTTAACCTCGAGCATAATATTTTTCCCATTGCGCCCCACAACCAAATCAGGGAAACCTTTTCCGAGTTGCGAAGTAATCGCTACGCTATAACCGCAGGCCCTTAGCGCTTTAACAATTTGCATTTGGTTATCATCAACTTTGGCGGCGTGGCGCATTCTCAAACCTCACTAGATATAAATTGGGAACTGGCACTTCCCCTCGAAACGTTTCTCGATAAACTCTTTGATCGACTTCATCGCGCTCAATTGCCACATATTATCCTCGACCTCGAATAGCGCGATCATTGGCAGTTCACCCTCTTTCCCATCGCGCAGACGGAGGATATATTTTTGCTCCGGCTGGTCGATCTCTTGAAATGTGCGGATAGGTTTCAGCACGACCGGGTTATTGATTTCCACCTGTCTAACGCGCTGAACGCCGGCTTTAACGGTGGCCACTTGGGTGACTCCATCGTCGGCAAGAGTGGCTACTTTTTCACTGCGCAGGCCTCCGGCCACTTGAAGCACTTTTCTGCGATCCTCACTATCAAGGAAGGCGGTTTGAAGCCAGACAATGAAGTCCTCTTGGGGCAGGAATCTGCCAAAATTGCGAGACGGGTTGGTAATGGCGTTGGCAGTGAATATCGAAGGCCTGCGCCCCCACAGGCTGCACTTCAATTGCATCAATGAAACTCGAATCGGTGAGATAATGTTTATTAACATTACCTCTGACAGCAACTTAATATCTTCATCATCATAGTTATTGCCGAGTAAATCGCAAAAACTTGATAGCGTATTAACTTCCAGACAGGCCCGCTCTGGCTCTTCGATTGGGAGCAACCTTTCGTTAGTCTGAAGGTATTTCCTTTCATCAATTGTGGTTATTTTTGACTCGGAAAGTTTAAGTATTCTGTTTATCGCTTTTTCGATCATTACTCTGCCTCTCGTAGTGCTCTAACGTTATCCATTTCCACTACCAATCTTCTTCCTTCGTCGATAAAGCTATCCATTGTCGTCTGCCTCGCCCCCAGTTCCTCGACGTTAAAAACGCCATCTCTTCCGCGAGACATGAGTAGCTTTGTTGTCGCAGGCCTATTCGCGGCATTCTTGTTTTCCACCTTGATCTCGGTCTTGATCACGTCGCGATCTTCATTGGGGATAAGCCCAATTCTCAAGACCACCTCGCGTTTTTGTTCCGCAAGCGTGTTCGGGTCTTGAATGTTTCCATAGGCCATTTGCAACGCATGATTGACCATCTCAATGGCCGCGCCGCTTGCTAGTGTTTCAATACTTACTTCGTTATCCATTTTTCCTTCTCTCTTCCTTAATTATTAACATCCAATGCCATTGCCATTGCCATCGCCATAGCCATAGGATGACTGGCCATATTCGCCTATATAAGGTACTCGTCCCATGCGGTGGCCTCGCATTTAATTGTTAGGATTATGGTTAATTCGTTGAACTCTACAGTGCCGTTGCATGGATCGAGTATGGTGTTTTGTGTCGGACCATTGGAAGTTATTTCTCCAAGTCCTTTTATTGTTCCCCACCGTCTAATAACTTGAGCATTGGTTAAAAATACCCTACCGTTTTTTAGCTGGTAATAACCAACCATTACCCATCCACGCTGCCCAACAACAATCCTCACATCTTTTGTTTTTGGTTTTGTTTCTAATTTTTTACTTGGCATTTTTCCTTCTCTCTTCCTTGCGCCTATCGTCGGCGCGTAAATCATCTACAAGTACGGTTAGTCTTTCCCTCGATGATATCTCTGCAGGTGCCGAAATAATCGCGAACGACGGCACCGCAGGGTTATCTGAGTAGTATCGCGTCTGCACCCACGTATCTTTCTTGGTGCGCATCCAAATTCGTTGGCCGTGATAATATTTAGCTGTCATTGGCGTGCCTCACGTTGTTTTTATGTGCTCTCCATTGTCCGCTTTTCTTCGACTTGCTAGCGCGGATAATGCAGCTATCAGAAAATGGTGAGTAGCTATCGAAATACCCGCGCCGCTCAACACCATCGTCGAGAGTGAAAATAACCGGGTCGCCGTCGTGAAATTTTGGTTTGTCGTTGGTCATTTAATACTCGTAAAAATAATCCGTGCCTTGCCTTGCCGAGCCTTGCCATGCCAAGCCTAGCCCTGCCCCGCTATTCGCAAAACTTAATCGTTAGCCGTCGCTTTAAGCTTGCCCCGGTCGCGCCAAAATCAGGCATCTCTACCGCCGTGCAAACTGTCCAAAGGTTGTTGTCCTCTCTCTGACAAATGAAGTCGCACAGCCTCGCCTTGTCCCTCTCGGTCTCAGCACCTCGCCCTAAATCGTCGATAACCAAATTCGTGCATCGCTGAAGAAAATATAATTCGTTGCGATCCTCAATTAGATGCTCATTCAGCGCGACCAGGTGACTCGACAAAACGAACTTTCCGAGATGGTTGCTTTGAAGCCAACGACACGCGGAAAAAGATTTTCCAATTCCTGGCCTGCCAGTAAGAATGATAGTGCGCTTTCCTTCCTTGATGGCCTCAGCTAAGAAGAGTAGGGCGTTTGTTCTTCTCGTTGGCCAATCATTTTCAAAATGGCTGCACAGCTTTGCTGGCATGTTGAAATGGCCGAGGCTTTTTGCTTGCTTGGCAGACGGTGGTTCTTGCAACGACATCTTTCTCAACCTGATAAGTTTTCTGGCAAGATCATCCATTCCTCTCCGGTGCAGGCCCTTGAGAATCGTCCGGTATTCTTTTGGGGTAATTGGATTATCAGCTAACATCTTCCCATCCATCTGCTTTCGCTTGCGCTATTTGTTCTTCCTTGGTTTTTCCCTCGTACTTTTTTCGGTGCGCCTCGGCGCGGGACATGGGGCCGTAACGCTGCTCAGGCTTGTGCATTTCTGCTTCGAGTCGATCAAATTTTTCGCGCAATGTCTGGCCGCTTTGGATATTTGGAGCCCAAAAAGTGGAGGTTGGTAGCCAGTCAATAACCTGGTTTATTTTCTCGAAAGACTTGCCGTCTATCCGGTTAAGTCTATCGATATGTTTTGCCCATGACTCGCGTCTCGACTCTGGATAACTATTATTAAGTGCGTGGTCTGGCTTGTACTTGAGAATAGAGTCTCGCAGCTTATCCGCTGCCACTAGTGCTTCATTAGAAATTTTTAAAGGCTTGTCACCCGATGAAGGGTGACAAGAAGTATTTATTGTATTGTCTTGTATTGTATTGTCTTGTATTGTACTGTACTGTTCAGGCGTTTCATCTGTTTCATTTGTTTCACCATGAAACACTTGAAACGTTTCATTCTGTTTCATAGCCTTTTTATTGGCCCTAGAGTTTCTAACCCTCTCAGTACTGGTCATGTCCTTTTGGTAAGTCGACCAATTGTGGATAAAATATTGTCCATCAATTTCGTCGATTAAACGGGCGCTTAGAGCGTTTTTCATTCCAAGTTGGGCGAGTTCTTGTCCATCATCCAAGTCAAACAGAGATGCCCATTTTGCCAAAGTTTTAGGCGTCCAATATTCGGTAATGTTCCCATCCGAGATGTCAAATTCTTTGGCGATGCACCAACAAGCAACCGTAACGCACCAACCCCAATGACCGGCTTTTTCAAACTTATGGTGCATCGGATGATGTGAATCGCACCTAAACCACTTCGACATGTTTCACTTCCGCAGCATGTAACAATTGAAACGTTTCATTTGTTTCATTTTGTTTCAGGTAGAGATTTCTGTTTCCTAGCTATTGCTAGCAGTCCATAACCAACGATATCCGCCCAAGGCGTTTCATTGCCTAAATCGGGTCCGCCTTGCGCAGTGGCGATCCGAAAAAGCTTATCGACAATGCGAGTAACCGTAAGCGCATCATCTAGCGCCTCTGGCTTAATTCCCTCGGGATAGAGTATTCTGAGAATTTGGCCAGACTTGCCGAATGAGTCGCCGTACTGCTTTTGCTTCGACTCGACTAGCGCACCGATAGCCTCACCGATTTGACAATAAGGGGAGTTATCAGACATTTTTCGCCTGCCTCTCTTGCCGTCTGCGCTAAATGTCGCGCTGGTTTTTTCGCTTCTCCGCGCATTCGTATGAGCAGGTGATTTTTTGAGGCCGCGTAGTCTCGAAAACCATGCCGCACGTCACGCAGACCATGCCCTGCTTATCCATCAACCCGCCTCCATGTCCCGTCCTCGCATTTGTCGATTCTTCCGGCGTGGAATTCTTCACGTAGGGCAGAGATAACCTCGTCAATGCGACGCGAGTACATCCGAGATAGCGATATTGCGCTAACCGGTTCGGAAATCTCCGTGTTGAGAAAATGCCGTCTAACAAGCGCATGCGTCGAAAGCTGCGCCTCAGTCGGCGTTATCGGGTAAACGGCCGGAGTGAGAAATCCGAATGGGCTGCACATTAGGGCACCACGTAAGGGGAGGGTTGATCGTCGGTAAAAAGCGGTATACCTATCGAGTCAAAATGCCTCGACAGTGCGATGGCAAGCGCGTCTTGGTTGCGAATATAACAACCGGACCTTTCCTCGAGGCTGATTTTTTCCTTAAAAGCCTTAAAGCGTTTGTAGAGTTGAGCCGTTGGTCGAACTCCAAGCATGGTTGGAACATCGATATCATTTTCATTTGACATACAGTTACACCGTGTTACAAAATAACAATTAATAGGTTGATGTTTGATTACATTATGTAATGGACAATAAATTACAGCATGTAACAAAAGTCAAGAAACATTTCTCATAAAGTAACGGGAGTTTTCTAAATGGTTGAAATAACCAAAGAAATTGGTTGTAGAATTTTCAAGAGAAGGAAATCTCTTGGCCTAAGTTTGATTGAAGTTGCCAATCAAGTTGGCGTAAGCAATGCGCAAATTCAAAGAATTGAAAAGGCCAAGAGTAAAACCAGCATGCCGGTCCTGGAGGCAATAGCAAAATCCTTGAAGGTACCAGTTGACTGGATTCTCACAGGCAAGGAATTGGACGATTCTCCCCCTGTTGAGATTGAGCAAAAACCTAAAATTCTTCACACGATTATCAAACGATTAAAGGATTTTCCCGAGGATAAGCAGCGTTTAGTTCTTCGATTGATTGATAATCTACGCCCTAATTTGGCCGCGCTGTTTTCGGCGTTTTTGGCGGGGTTTCGCGGCCAATCTTTAAATCCCGAACTTGACATAATTCGGGCTATCGCTGTGCGGTAGAAAAAAACGCCATATATCGCCGGGTTCCCCGGCTAAGACCAACGTCTGATAATGTATATGGCGTGAGTTATGAATAAAAATATCCAGTATTTATGACAACTTTCAGCACTGTAAACGGGAAAAATTGGTCGAAAAATTTACCACTAAAACAAATGTGGTAACATGTAGGATAGGAGGTGTCATTGGACTCAAAAGAATTTCAATTAACGAGTATTGTCAAGCACTTAAAGGTGTATTTTCCACTTAACATTGTTGATGCTACGGATTTTCTCATGTGGCAGGCTAGCGCCATGCGCATGAAAAAGCCTGGCGAGGCATTACTGATTGCTGGATATAGATTGCTGAGAAAACAAAGAGTAGTTCATTCTTTGCATCGATACGCGATGCAAGCGGAACACAAAGCAAGGAAAATCGAGGAGGATGAAGCGTGAAGTGGTTATTATTTACATTGGCGATTTCAAGTTGTGCTTATGGTACCGCTCAAAATGATTATTTCTACAAATCACCTGAAGGAGGAAAATGCTATTACTCATGCGAGGAACGATATCACCGATGTGAATCAAATTGCGAATCATGGCGATGTCATTCGGCGTGTGACGATTCGATAGGGGCCTGTATGAATGGGTGCCCTGATGTTGGGAAGAAAGAACCCGTTAAGTATCGTTAGAACGTTTCAAAATCTCGCCGACCCGCTTAATCAGCTCATCATCAACCGCAAACAGCCCCAGCTTTCCCTTCACCTGGAATGGTTCAATTGCCTGGATGTTGTCCAGTTCCCACTCAAATTCACTATAAATCGCCTCATGGCAATCAATCACATCGGCAACGCAGATGGCCTTTCCAAGCGGATAGGTTCGCCAATCTGCTTCACGGTTATAAACGTGGATGTCCCAAGTCTTTCCCGCGCAAATCAGAAGCGGGCCGCGGTGATTCGTTGACCACGAACGGCATTCTATCCATTTTTTTCCAGTAAGTATCTCTTGTGCATAGGGTTGTCTTATCGAAATTGCCTTCATTGTAACAGAATATCAGATTGACAGAATATGTAAACTGAAAAAAATATGCTTGATTCTTTCTTGAACTTAGTTCTTGGTGAAAACAGGAGGGTATCAAATGGCGAAAAAATTAACTTCAAAAGGGGCCGCACAGGGGGCGCGAGGATTAAGCGCCAATCGTGGGGCGAGAATCGGCAAAGGGGCAATGGGAAAAAAGCTTGCGAACTTCAATGTCCAAGGGCTTGAAAGATACGGCACCAATAAACGCCAAGCGGCCCGTGCAGCATTGGCGAAAATATCCAAAGGACAGCGAGCTGGACTGAAGGCCGGTGATACCGCATTGGGCCGGTCAAAAAGTCGTAGAATGCTTGTTCTGAAATTGGCAAAAATGGGCGCTGGCTAGAATGAAGGCTTCAGTCCTCAATCAATCCATATCGCTAATGGAGCGCATTGCCGCTGAAAACGATTCTTGCATGGTCGCTCTTTCAGGCGGCAAAGATTCGTTAGTTGTTCTTGATATTGCCTGCCAATGCTTCAAAACGGTTCAGGCGTTTTTTATGTGGATTGTGCCAGGTCTGAAATGCGTCGAAGAACCCGTAGATATCGCAGCCAAACGCCATGGAATAATTGTTCATAAGATTCCCCATTGGTCACTCGCCGAACGTTTTAAAAAAGGCGTGTTCTCATCTCGGAATCGAGGTGAAAAGCTTAGGCAACAAAGCATCCGAGATGTTGAGGCATACCTTGCGCAAAAGACCGAAATCGCTTGGCACGCTTATGGGCATCGTCAAAGTGATTCGGTTAGTCGGCTTTTCTACCTCCGGAAGCTCGAAGGAATAGACCGCAAGCATTGCCGATTGCATCCCATTTGGAATTGGAAAAATCAGGATGTTGCTTGGTACTTGAAAGCACGAAAAATACAGCCCCCAGCGGACCGTTTCGGCCAAGAGGGGCGCAGAATGCAGGGGTTTGACCTAAACCCAAAATCATTAAATTGGCTTCGTGAGAACCACCCAGAAGACTACGAGCGGGTGAGATTCTTTTTTCCAGAAGTGGATATTATTCATGAGCGAGAATCATTTGCCGCAAACAGTTCAGGACTTGCGGCCAGCGCCATATAATCCCAGGCGCATTTCAAAGGCTGCATTATCAGAACTCGCCAAATACATGAAAGAGTATGGCGACCTTAGCGGCGTTGTGTGGAATCGTCGAACAGGTCACCTGATTGGCGCTCATCAACGAACGAAGAATTTCCCAAAATCGGCAAAGATAACCTCAATCCCGCAGATGACCGGGGACAATGAAGAGTATGGATTTGTTGAGGCAAAGGGCCATAAATGGACTGTTAGAATTGTCGACTGGGACGTTGAACGAGAGAAGCGGGCAAATATCATCGCCAACAATCCCACAATTCAAGGTGAGTTCGACCTTCCACAGCTCGCTGATATCCTCAAAGATATTGGATTCTACACCGTGGGGTTTACCCCCATGGACATTGAGGTAAGTGATTTTTCCGACGAAGACATCAACGCTATCTTAGGGCGTCCTAGCATCATGGATGAATCGCAAGAACCGGACGAAGTCAAAGAGGCTATCGATGAACTAGAGGATATTCAACGCGCCGGCAATGAGGCGAAAAAAACACAGCCAGGGGATTTTAAAGATTCAATTGGCACTAAGATTCGTCGAGAAATGAGGGACCGGCAAGAAGATATGAATTATTATCGTACGGTAGTATTTCAATCGGATGCCGAGGCTGAACAATTCATGAACATGCTAGGTTATCCAGGCGATAGACGCTATATCGACGGGAAATTTCTAGCCAGTATGCTAAAAGGTGAAGACAATGGCGAAGAAGAAAGGCAAGAAGGGTAAAGGCGGTTGCTAGCCGCGGACCGGTAAGCATCGATGGCAACCGGATAAGCCATCTTGTCTAAACCGGCAAGAGGTATCGGGTTCAATTCCCGACGATGCTACCAGGTTAAAATGTTATACAAATAGTTACAAAAACTTTCTTAATAACAGCTAGTTTCGATAAATGGCATCAAAAGAAATAGTAGCCGCACGAAAAAAGAAGGCGTTGGAAATGCTAGCAAATTGCATGCCTTCTTATTTGATCGCCCAAGAGCTTTCGAAAGACGGTAAAATTACCGTACGCCAAGCCCATAACTATATTCATAAAATCAGGGAAGAAATAGCCGAACTTAACAAGGAATGTAAACCGGAAATCTACGTACCCACCCTCGTTACGCAAGCCGAGCAGTTTTATCTTCGCTGCATTAATCTTCACCATACCAGCGTTGCACTAAACACGCTGAAATGGATTGCCGAACTTCGAGGAATAAAGCCAACTCCGCTGATTCAGCAGACAATCAATCAAGATAACACGCAAATTAAAAACATGAGTGGTGAGGAATTGGAGACAGAGCTTTTAAAGCTGGGGTACTCCCGCAATGGATGAATTTGAAATAAACATCAGGGAAATGACCTCGGATGACGCGGGCCTAGTATATGATACTTGGCTCAAATCAATGTGGATGCAATGCTTAAAGGATCGAGAGATTGCAGACCTGCCATATTTAGATAAGCCGATGTTCCTCAAAGAGCAAAGAGACCGTATTAAAAGATGTTTGATGTCTCCTACGAGTCTACGTCTTGTTGCATCGTTGCCAGGCTACGAATATCAGGTTCCTGGTTACGTTGTCGCAGAGGCTCAATCAAGGCGTGGATTTGTTCTTCACTTCGTCTACGTCCGACGAGCCTTTAGGAATCTTCGAATAGCAACTAGGTTAATTAAGAATGCTTACCCGGCGCTAGGTGAACATGAATTAATATATTCACAGCATACTAGCGTAATGAAGCATTATTTAGATAAATGGCGGGCAAAATATAACCCCTTCGCTATAGGTGGATGATGAAGATAATTGAATTTTATACACAGCATGCTGTATTACGGCAGATTAGGCCCACAACCATCGTGAAGCTAAAACAAGATGGCGTCGAGAATATTGAGAGAGCTGAAACGGGAATGTTGGTTACCATCGGTGGAAAAAAGGGAAAGATAGGCATCCCCCTCTCGCATGTTATCGAGTGGCACGAAGAACCAGAGATTGAACAGCCTAAGGCGCTCCCCAAGAAATAATCCATGCCTCTTAGCCCCATAGCCATTTACAATGAACTTAAGTTCAGAAGGCAGATTGTAGAGGGGCTCTTCGATAAGCAACGCAAAGTCTACGAAGCTAGAAAAAAATCACCGGTCAACACCGTCATAAAGACCCCGCGCCGCGCAGCTAAAACAACGCTATGCGCGTCCTTACAGCTTGAGGATGCTCAAAATTGGCCTAGGCAGCACTACCCCTATATCGCGCTTACGGGGCCTTCCTGCAGGCAATTAGCATGGCCAGTCTTCAAGGAAATTGATCGCAAGTACAATCTAGGCATCAAGTTCAATGATGGTGATTTAAGTTGGTGGTTACCAAATGGCGCCAATGGAAAACTATGGGGAGCTGATCGCGAGGATTTACAGCGTAGCTTGTACGGTGGAAAGAACCGGGTTGTTGTGGTCGATGAATGCGCATTCTGGAAAACATCCCTAAGAAACTTTTCTCGAGAAGTAATAGAACCGACCGTTGCCGACCTTCGCGGTTACCTGCTTATGGTTGGTGCCCCATCGGACATTCTTGACGGTTTCTTTTACGAACTGACCAGGCCAGAAGTTGAACTGAGGGAGAAAGGTTGGGACTGCTATGAATGGGCGACTGAAGATAACCCTTACATGCACGCTCAAATTGAAGAGCTTAAAAAGAAATGGGAAGCGGTAGACCCGTACTATTTTGAAAAGCCGTGGTATCTCAGGCAATGGAAAGGGCAATGGATAGCTGACTTTACCGAAAACGTTTATGACAAATACGACCCGATACGAAATGGCGTTTCATCCTGGACGAGAGACCGAAGTGATAAAAACGTACTCGCAATCGATACCGGATATTCCGCGGGTATGGCCTATGTGGTTCAGTCTTACAATTCAGATAAATGGCCAAACCATGTTACTCGAGAATCAAAATGGATTGTTCAGCAATCCCTAGATGACATTGCAGCAACCATCAATCGGTACCGGGATGAATATTCCGGGCTGTTTATTGTAGGCGACCCTAACAACGCTCAACTCATAGCCGATCTTGGAACACGCTATTCAATCCCGATAAACAAGGCAGCCAAGACGGATAAAAAAGCTTGGATACGGATAATAAACAACTTTTACGCAAACGGGATATGCCTGGTAGTCGACCCGGACAATGCAAACGCCGATCTTGACCATGAGCTAAAGAACCTCAAGAAAAAATATTTGAAGGGAACCCGTGTGACAGTTGATGACCTTGGCAATCGAGTAATCGAGGGGCCGGGGGATTGGGAAGAGGACAAGAGTTCATGCTCTAACCATTGCACAGATGCCAATCTATATGGGTTTCGCTATTGTTATCAATACTTTTACCGAGAGAAAGAAGTCGGACCAAGACCGGGCACGCCGGAATACTTCGAGCTTGAAGCGCGAAAAATGAAAGAACAGCGAATTGCTCAAATCAAAAAAGAAAACAGCAAAAGAAAATATTTTCATTGACAATGTGGAATTTATCTTGCTGATTTCCTCAACTTAGTTCTTGGTAAAAAGAGCTATGAAAGAACAATGGTGGAAAACTGACAAGTATGAAGTCGGCAATGCGCTAATCGAACAGGTTCGCTTTATTGAGGAAAAGCAACGAGTCATTTATTCCCGCTATGGTGAGCATCTTGGCCTTTACATGGGACGGGGGCAGATAGACTGCAAAGATGCTATTTCCTACCTTGGACAGATAGCCGAAGATAGAGGAATCCCGCTAAACTTCAATATTTGCCGTTCGTGCGTTGATACCGTAACGGCTCAAATTACCGTCAATCCTCCCCGAATCCAATTCCTTACCGATGGAGGAAATTGGGATCAACAAACCCGCGCCAAAGGACTTCAAAAATATACCGACGGCTATATGGCTCAAGAGGAAGTGGGCGAAGAGGTAGACTCCGCGTTCAATGACTCTGCCTGGGGCGGTACCGGGTTCGTTCATGGATATATCGATAACGGCAAGGTTAAGATTGAGCGAATCTTTCCCACCGAGGTCATTGTTGATGAACAAGCATCGGCAACATCAAAACCGCGTTGCATGTACCACATAAAGAAGGTGGCCATAGAAAAGCTCGCAGCGCTCTATCCTGAAAAGCGCAAGCAGATCGAAGAGGCTACTACCAGTCCGAGCAAAAGCAATAAGAATATTCCGTCTGATAACATCGTTGAAGTGTTTCATGGATGGCACCTTGAAAGCGGCAAGAGGTCTAAAGATGGCCGGTTTGTTTGCTGCATTGAGAACGTTGTCTTAATCGATGAATCATGGCCCTACGAGTGGTTTCCTCTCGTCCCTGTCCATTGGCAAAAGCCAGTAATAGGCTTTGTCTCTCAAGGGCTGGTAGAAATAATCAAGCCGGTTCAGTACGAGATAAACACGCTACTCGAAAAAGTTCAGCGAGGAATGGAACTCGGTTCAGAGCTCCATGTAGTGGCCAAGAAAAACTCGCTCGAACCGGACATGGTAAGCAATAAGCCGGGAACGATATGGGAATATAATGGGGATGTCCCCCCCGCGGTAATGATGCCGGATGCCATTTCACAGCAGGTCATCAATCAGATTTGGGCGCTAGAGCAAAAGGCATACAACCTTGCTGGCGTTTCAATGTTGTCTGCGCATTCTGAAAAACCGTCAGGAAATCTATCAGGGGCCGCTCTGCGCAATCTCCACGATACCGAGACTAGGCGATTCGGCACGCAAGAAAAGAAATGGGACAAGGCCCATCGAGACGTCGTTGATCTGATCGTGAAGCTTACCAAGATAGCAGCGGAATCGACCGACGAAGATTCGTCGCCGGCCGTGTTCTACCGCGCCAAGGGATACCTTGAAAAGATTTACTGGAAACAGGTAGACCTCCCTGAAGACGCTTACATCATTCAGAACTTCCCCACCTCTAAGCTTCCGAAAGACCCAGCAGGCCGCATGCAAATGATTCAGGAATGGATCGGTATGGGATGGATAGACCCAATAGAAGGGGCTCGCCTGCTTGACTTTCCTGACCTTGATACAAGCCGAAATCTAAGGCTATCGGCATTTGATGATATTCAGTTCACCATGGACAAGATGCTCTTTCATGGCGAGTACATCGCGCCTGACGAGATGCAAGACATTGAACTCGGGCTAAAGTGGGCACGAATGACATATCTGTGGGGAAGACGTCATAGCGCTCCCCATAAGAATTTGGACATGCTGGTTAACTGGCAAATTGAAGCAAAGAAAGTGGCAATGGAACAAAAGAAAGCCATCGCAGATGAACAGATGGCTATCCAGGCAATGACCACGCCACCTCAACCGCCACAAATGCCAGTTGCAAGTATGCCGGAAATGATCGCACAGGGCGGGTTTGGAGTTCCGCCACAATTACAACCAGGAATGTAATGGAATCGCAAGAAAGCATAATCGAACCAACTGCAGACGATAACGCGCAGGTAACGATACCAAGTCAACCGAAAGAGCCAAGCGTTGACTGGAAGTCTCGTGCTGTCGAACTAGACAGAACCATCTTGGCATTGCAACAGCAAATTAAAGAAGAGCGTCGTTCGAGAATGGAAATCGAACGAAAGATTGACCAATACCAGCAAAGCCACGATGAGAACTTGCGCATTAAAGATTTGATTCGACGAGACCCGGTAAAGGCCATGCAAGAACTTGGTGGGGACATCTACAAAGTAGGCGCTCACCTATTTGGCGATGAACACGTCAAAAAGCCTGAATTTAATTTACCTCCTGAGTTAGCCGAGGAATTGCGGGAAAGTCGCAGATTTCGCGAGGAAATGCAGCGGGAACGCGAACAAGACCGAAGCCGTAGAGAACAACAGGCCGAACGAGAGAAGCAATGGCGATATGCTAAGCAGGTAGTAAGCTTCGCTCAGCGTTACAATGATGATTTTGATTTGATTGGCATCCATGCTGAAGACCCCTATCTGAACCATATCGTATGGCAAATAAGAGAGGAGTTAAGCAGGGAGAACGGTTATGAGCCTGATGTTCATACCGTGGCAGCCGAAGCGGAAAAGCACTTAGAAGAAATTAATAAATACAACTTAGGAAGACTTAATAAATCAAAGAAGTTTGCATCGTATTTTAAAGCCGGGGAAAGCGCATCTGAACTCCGACGTGGGGAAGCTCCACAGGCTTTAACGAGAACCGTGAAGAACTCTGATAGCGCCGATGCAATGCCTCCGGTGAACAAAGAGAAGCTGAACAGAAAAGAACTCTTTGAGTTTGCCAAGGCTGAAGCGGAACGCGCTCGTGTTAATTCGTTACGAACCCTTGGAGGTGGCGAGTAGCCACAACTAAATAATTGAGTCGGTTAGGTATACGAACACTGACCGACCCCACCGCATAAGATTCATGGCGAACATGGGGCCGACTCCTCAACCAACGAAGAGGAGACATCTCTATGTCAGCTATGGACAACACCGCAGCGGCGGCGTTTCTCAAAACCCGTTTTACCAAAAAAGCAGTTCAAGACCTGGCCTATTCTCGCCATCCATTATTGGCGATGATTTCGAAGGATACGACCTTTGGAGGCGATTCAAAAAAGATCCCGTTGAAATATGCGGGAATCAAGGGAGCCAGCGCATCGTTCAGCGCGGCCAAGGCTTTGAAATCCCCTTCTGACTCGGTAGCGTTTTTGCTTACCACCGTTGAAGACTATGCGCTCTTCTCCATCAAGGGAAAAACCATGCTTCAATCGCGTGGCAATGAAAATGCTTTCTATACCGCGCTAGAAAGCGAAACCGAGTCTGCCATGCAAGTTGCATCGAAACGTTGCGCGATGAACTTGTACCGTAAAAGCACGGGCACTATTGGTCAATTGTCGGCATCGACCGGATTGACCACGGAAACGGTTTACCTCGCCTATCGCGGTCAAACGTTGAACTTCTATAAGGGCATGCAAGTCGGCGTTACTGCGACCGATGGCGGCCCTTTGCTGGGTTCCCCATCCTATATGGAAATTGCCAGCGTAGACCGTGACCTTGGAACTATCACCGGAACGGCTCACTGGGACGATACTATTGCTTCCATCGCGGTAAGCTATTTCTTGGTTCCGCGAGGTGACTTGAATATTCGCATGTCGGGTCTTCTTGATTGGGTTCCGGCCACTGCTCCGGGCGCAACCTCTTACTATGGAGTAAATCGTTCCTATGATGTGACTGCCCTTGGCGGTCATCGCATCACCGATACCGGGCTTACTCTCGAAGAGAAACTACGCCGGGCGATGGCTCGAGTGGGTGAATCGGGCGGAAAGATTTCTCACTTCTTTATTCCCTATGACAAATGGGAAGAGCTCGGCTCTTTGCTTGGTTCTCGAAAGGAATACTGCAAAAACTACGCTGTCGGTTCCGATGGCAAGCCTATTGCCGATATCGGCTTTGAAGGATATCGCGTGTATGGCCCCGATGGTTCCGCCGAGGTCTACGCTGATCCCGATTGCACTTCAGAATATGGCTGGGGATTACAGCTTGACACCTGGACGCTCGAAAGCACGGGCGAAGTTCCGCAAATCCTCGGGCTAGACAACAATAGCATTCTTCGCGAAAGCGATGATGATGCTTATGAGGGACGTGTTGGCTATTACGCTAACGTTTCTTGTAATGCTCCGGGATACAACGCGATCATTAGCCTGTAATTAGGCCATTACCCTCCGTCCTCAGAAATGAGGGCGGGGGCTCTCCTAATAGGATTTTCCCATGGGTCACGGACCTTTCTTTAAAGACCAATTTTGCAACTACCCGGACAAGGTAACTATCCACGGGAAGTTGACTTGTGCCGCTGATGTTCAGGAGAATGGAATCACGGTAAGCGAGGGTAGCAAATTCATTGCTTCGGCGGCCCGTTCCGATGAAGGGGAGATTGTTATCACTCTAACCCAACCGTTTAAACGCTTTCTCGGACTGCGAGTATTCAACAGCAGAGTTGGAAGCTTTTGCCGTTTCTCAGCCGAGGAAATCATTGCCGCAACGGGCGGAACAATTACCGTCATTTTTTACGAGGGAGCGGTAGAAGATGGATCGTTGGTTTATGCCAACACTGATCCCGATTCAGCGACCATCTACATCGAAATTGATGTAAGCAACAACATGGCGGCGGGCAGTCTCTAGGAGCTCTTCATGCAAACCATGGAAACCACCATCAAGGGGAACGTGAGAAACGAAATTCATCTGTTTGCCAAAATTACCGCGGACGCTGACGTTGCGGCAAATGGGTACGCGGTTAGCCAAAACGTTCCCCTCATATCTTCTGTAGCCAGGGCTGGCGAGGGTTTGATCGATATCACCCTATCCACCTATTACAAGACCTTCCTTGGCTACAATCTCAAATCCTCGCGTTCTGGCAGCAGAGACTTGTTCGTTTCTGAACAGATTTCCAATACCACTACGCCAAAATTCAGAATTAAATTTGAACAGGCGGTTTTAGCGGTGGATTTCACTGAGGAAACCTCTTCTCTAACCTGGACTGCGACGGACCCCGACTCAGCGACCATTTACCTGGAAATTATCTTATCGAACGATAACTAGGAGCTTCGATGTCAATCACGGTCACGCTAGCAAATTTAATCAGCGAGATTCGGGTCTATGCCGATATCCCTGGTACGAATTTTATCAGTGATTCTATTCTTACCACCTGGATTAATAGAGCTATGCGCGACCTGATTGATTGCATTCTTGAGGTCAACAAGAACTACAATATTAGCACTCAGTCGATAAACCTTGTTTCTGGCACCCAAAGTTATTCGCTTCCTACCGCATTTTATAAGGCTCGCGGGGTGGATATCGTTGACGATAATGGGGAATGGCGGGAACTGAAAGAGCTTGAACACTGGGAAGAACGCAATCGATTACAAGATGGAGCTGTATCAAGGTCCGACTACCAGTATTTTGTTGCCGGTTCAAACCTGATGTTTTTCCCCGCCGTAGATTTTACGTTAAGTGCAGGGGCTAGACTTTGGTACATCCCAGTTGCAACGGATATGGCAACCGGGGGTTCTCCGGTCAGCATGGATGGCATTAATGGATGGGAAGAGTTCATCATCCAGTGGGTAACCGCTCGTGTGAAAGTAAAACGCGATGAAGACGTAACTCAGGTGCTCGCTTTGATGGGTGACCAGCGGGAACGAATCAAGCAACTTGCCAGGAATAGAAATACCGTATCACCTAGCGGTATCCGCAACATTTACAAACGTGAGTTTGGCTCTCAGCCGTGGGAGGGATTGCCGCGGCCATGAGAAAAATAACCACAGGCAACCAAGAATTAAGGCAGCTCCAAGACTCGGTAGAGACTGAATTTGCCGCGCTGTATTCGAATATTCACAAGTACGAACTTGGTCAGCCAGTGGTTGATAGGTCAAGCAGCGTCAATGCCAGGCTTGGTGATTTTACGGTATGTGACACTTCCCAGGGAAACGTTACGGTTAACTTACCTTCAATTTCAGCGAATGAATGCGGGGGAAAGATAACTATCAAAAACATATCCACCAATGCCACAAACACCATTACTATTAGACCGGCAAATGCCGAGACCATTGATGGGGAAGCAAGTAAGGTAATTTCCGGCGCTGGTCGCTGGATCGTATTAATTGCCATCGCGAGGGGGCAATGGGCCTGTTTGGATGGTTCGTCTTATCCCGGTGATAGCGCTGGCGAGTATGTAGAAATCATGCGCATGTCCCCCACGGATACACGGACATGCTCTGTTGGTACCTTTGAAAACATTCATTCTGAAATCCATTCTCATTTCACAATAACGAACACTGGAACCTATGACCTAAGCTGTTCAGTTAGCTGCTACACGCCAACGGCAAATCAATACTGCTTCGTTCGATATCGGCTCGTTTTCGATACCACCTTGATTGTCGGATACGATGACCATAGCTGGGAAATTGAATGCCTAACCACCCATCAAGCGCATTATCGAACGTTTTATGCTCCGGTTGAATTATCGGCAGGCAGTCACACGGTATACGCCCAATGGAGAATCGCGGCGGGGACTGCGATGGCAGCGATGGGAACGAGCGATAGTTTGCACATTGTTGGGAGGCGAATCTAATGCCACTCGCCAAACAAGTCATATCATTCCCGCTTGGTTCGTTTGGTATGGATTCGGGAAAAGACCCGAAGCTGTCCGATGGCGTCCTGGTTATGGAGAATTGCCAGTTCAAGCGAAAGGACACCATTTCAAAGCGATTTGGTACTGCTCAAGTAGCAAGCAATATTGCAGTAAATCAGTCGGACGTGAGAGTTGCTTCGTACAGTAACAGACCCGTGATTATTACTCCTCACATCAATCAATTGGTGGCCGACAATTACTATAAAGCCATCACCGGAATTCAACCGTTCAAGGTAGAGCGGGAAGCGCTTGGCATATCAACAACAAACTCTTGGTATGCCTGCGAGTATGCAAGCCTTGGAAACGTCATGGCGGTCATTTACGCCACCAAAGACCCCAATTACCCCCTTGCTCCTTACGGTCTGATAATTGAAACATTCGATGTGACAACGGGGGTCAGGCTGGCCACTAAAGAATTGATTGCTGCAGATGACCAGCTTCAATATGGGCGCGTGTTGAACATTGCTGATGATTATCTTCGGTATTATTACTTCGATGGCGCAGACCTCAAATATGGAACGATAAACACCACTACGGGAGCTATTTCGACCACCACCACGCTATCCGAATTAAGGGACAGGAGCTCTACCAAAGTAGAATGGGATGCTTGCGTTGTTGAGAACTTGGATGACCCGCCCTATGTCCATATCGTTTACATAGATAATCAAGACAAGGTTACCTGGCTAACGATGGAGAACGGGGAATCTGCTATTGTAAATACCGAGCAATGGCAGATTACTAGCGCCGTGGTAAATCTTGGTATTTTTTATCAGACCCATGCTCATGCAACGCTGGTCTGGGCTGAAGATAATTTAACCAATATAATTATATATGCCGTTACGCGAGGGAATCTCAACTCTCCGATGATTGACTATGTTCAGGTGGATACCTTTGCAAGGACTTCTTACGACAGCTTAATATTAAGCGGCGTGGCGAATACAGACATTTCTGCAACGATTTACATCGGCAAGAAGCACAAGATTTATACCAGCTATGGCAACTTCCCCTTTATTGATACGTGTAATTATTGGGGGGATGAAGAGGGGCATGGAAACGCTAGCGCCGTTACGATGTTTCTTCCTCAATGTCAAATTGCTCACAAGCCGATCTATTATGCGACTAATAAACACTTCCTTGGGGTTTACTCTGCGGGATATGAGGAAAGCCCAATTGTTCAATCGTTCTACGCTTGGGTTGATGAAACGGCAAGCTTGGTTTGCAAGGCTGAATTTGGTCTAGCACGAAACGATTCAACGATAAAATTCATTCCAAACGCTAATCCGGTGAATGTTGCGTCCTATCCTTATTCTTGGGCCGTATCAGTCCCTAGGCTTATCAGAAGAGTGTCCGCAGGGGATACTGGATTCTATGACCTATTCTTGTTGGACAAGTTAAAAATCTCTACCGAACATAACAATGGAACGATTCAAGAAGTAGATGGTTCATTGCTAATCAGCGGGGGTTTTCCAATTGAATGCGATGGCGTTCAAACCTTCGAGCAAGGTTTCTTGAAATATCCATCGCCCATTTATGCAGTTGCGGGAACGTCAGGCGGTATGGCTCTCGGAACCTATCACTATGTTTTTCTGTATGAGTGGATTGACGCCAAGGGAAAGGTACACCGAAGCGCTCCGACTCCAAGCGCTTTGTCAATTACTTTGGGCGGCGCCGAGGATTCAGTAACCCTTTATGTTCCCACCTTGCCGCTTACCTTGCGGTCTAATGTGAGAATAGTTTGCTTTAGAACGTTGGTAAACGGCGCCGTGTTCTATCGCGTTGGTTACCTGTCCAATGATAAAACAAAGGTCTGGGATACGTTCACCGATGACAATGCAGATAGCGAGATAGACAGTAATGACATTCTCTACACCGAGGGAAATGTTTTTGAGAACGTTCCTCCGGTGACTCATTCTATTTCGTGCATTCATCAAAACCGAATCATCACAGTAGACGATGATAATCCTAGTACTCACGTTTACTACTCGAAGCGAGTGTATGAGCAGGATGCGGTGAGCTTTTCCGACCTACTTACATTCACGGTGAATCGGGATGGGGGAGCAATCACCGCGATTACTTCCCTGCTTGACAAGCTTATTCTGTTTAAGAATGAGAGAATCTATGCCTCCAATGGCGACGGGTACAATGATAACGGTTCCGGTCAAAATTTCAGTGAACCTTTTCTTATCTCTCCGACCATTGGATGTGTGAATAAGAAAAGCATCGCAAGAGTTCCAGAAGGTGTGATGTTTATGGCTCGTGACCGAATATGGTTACTGAGTCAAAACCTTCAATTGGCTCCAATAGGTGACAAGGTAAAATACTTCACCGATAATTTCACCATTCGGTCATCGGTAATTGATTATGCAAACCATTGCGCCGAGTGGATAACCAACGGACCGGATTTGGTTTATGACTACCTTTACGATAAGTGGTCAGTGGCCAATTATTGCTACAATGCGGTCACCGGGTATAAGCGGTTTTACGATGCCATCAATAGCGGTAACGCTATATATCGATACTATTACGATTCGGGGAACGCCTATTTTTATAAAGACAATGCCCATTTCTATGATGATTCGACCATTCACGTAGGGCTCAAAGTAAAAACTGGTTGGCTATCTCCGTTCGGCCTTGGAGAGTGGGGGCATATCTATCAAGTTTTGCTCATAATGCAGAACATTGGAACGAACACGATTAGGGTGAAGATTGGCTATGACCACGATCCCAACTGGACTGATAACCTAACCTTTAGCTCTAGCAGTCTAACTGCATTTGCAGACTCAGAATATTTTGGCGATGGTTTGAGCTCTAGTTACGCAGACCAGGCGTACTTGATTAAGGTCAATCCATCCCGAGGAAAGATAAGTTCTATTCGCCTGGAAATAAGCGATGAACAATACGGCCTAACTCCGTCCGAACAAATAAGCATTTCTGGGTTGTCCTTGCTTGTAGCAAAAGCAGACGGATTAAAGCGCTTAGGCGCTCATAGGAGCATGTAATGACATGGTCCATTGATAAAACGTACAGTTTTTACAATAACCTAGTGGGTACACGTGACCCATGGAATCCGATCCAACAAGGAATAAACCAGGCGGTAAATCCCTATCTTCAGGGATCGCTACAAGATACTCCTGAGATGGCATTGGCCAGGCAGCAACAAGGCGCTTATCGAGACCAACAAATGGGCGCATTGGCGATGCTTCAAGAACAGGCCATGGGAAGGAACCTTGTTTCGCAGCAACAAGCGGCATTACAGCGAGAGGCCGCGATGAAGGGCCTCTCGGCGCAAGCTGCGTCCATGTCGGGCGGTTTCAATCCTGCGGTCATGCGCGGGGCTCAAATGGCTCAAAGCCAAGCATCGGCGGGGATTGCTGGCCAGGCTGCTATGGCAGCGGCTCAAGAAAAGCAAGCGGCACTTGGTAATTATCTGCAGGGGCTTGGTGCGGCACGCGGCCAAGACCAGGGCCTTATGCAAATGGAGATGCAAAACCAAATAGCAAGGCAGCAAGCTGCTCAGGGTTGGTTCGGGATGGGATTGGAGGAAAAATGGAATCAACAGAAAGATTACGAGAACTATGTTAATCAGAAAAGGCAAGAACGGCTGAATCTATTGGGTCAGGCGTCGGGGATGTATACCTCCGAGAAAGACCGGCAACAAAAGCAAGACGCTGCATTAATCGGATTAGCAGGCTCGGGGCTACAAGCAATAGGGAGTCTTGCAGGAAGTGACAAGCGATTAAAAAGACAATTTGGGGATGCAGATAAAAAAATAGATGATTTCCTTGCGAGAATAAAACCACAGACCTACCGTTACAAAGATGAGGACAAATTTGGGGAAGGGCAAAGAGTGGGTCCTATGGCGCAAGACCTGGAAAAAACCCCGTTTGGAAAGCAGTTAGTTGTCAAAGATGAACATGGCACTCGATACGTAAACGCAGCGGGAGCCTCTCTTGCTGCATTAGCGACGATGTATCATCTCAATAAAAAAATAGAGAAGCTTGAGAAGGGGTTATCTCATGGGCGGTAATTTCGATCCCAATGCGGTGGACCCCTACGGGATGCCACCGCCAAATATTTTGCCGGTATTAGGGGCGGGAAGAAATAATCCTACTCCTGTGGATGATCCTTCCTTAACCGTTGGTTCAACTCAACCGGCAATGAATCCCTCGGCTTTTATGCCAGCTCCAACAAGCCCGATATTCCCCATTTCTGTGGGCTCAAATACGAGTGGTTCTTCTGCCACCGAAGGGAAGAAACTCCCTGAAGGGTGGCTTGACGAAAATATCAAATACACTAAGCAGACTGAACAGGCCATGAGGCAGAAGGCTGCCATCGAGGCGAATGCGGCCAATGAGACCTATGCTGCTCATCGAAAATCAATGGATGAACAGCGGGCAGATTTGGCAAAGCTGGATGTTGAAGCAGCAAAAACAAAAGCGCATGTAGCCGAGAAAGAAGCTGAATACGAAAAATGGTATGCTGAATACCAGACTAAAAAGCCAAAATATCGAGGAGCATTAGAAATAAATCCTATCGCTGCGGTAGCGAACGCAATAGCCGCGGCTTTGCAAGGTTATCAATATGGGCTGATGGGTTCGACGGCTAAACCTTCTGCCTTGCAAGCCCTAGATGACATGATTACTCGAGATTATGCAGCCCAAGAAAATGAAATCGAGAAATCAAAAGAAAAGGGGGCGATGCTTCGAGGAGACCTTGGCTATTGGCGTAGCAAGGTTGGTGATATTAATACAGCCAGAGAATACGCCTATGCTTCCAAGGCGCGGGAATATGCGGACATCGCCAAGGGAATAGCGCTTAAATCGCAATCGCCAATGATTAAAACCATGGCGGAAATAACCGCCAATGATTTGGCGCAAAAAAGTCAAGAAAAACTCCTCGGAATTATTTGGCAGACTCAGCCAACGGTACAAAAGCATAGTTCCACATCAAGTCAAAAGCTCGCCTATCCGATGGTTGATCCTCAAACGGGTATGGTTCATCCGGTTGATACCGCAACGGCTCAGGGCCTTATGGTAGGGCAGGGATGGAAGCCGGCCAGCCAGCAACAACCCCTTCAGCCATTACCAGATAAGCGACAAGAAAAGATGGAAGGCATCCAGGATACCATCCGCGCTATTCAAGCGGTAAAGGATTCTTTCCTACGCGCGAAACAAAATTCGCTTCAAGGTAAGGTTGACCCCCGACTAAGGGCAGAATTTGAAGCATCCTTTGGTAAGTTCGCAGACCTTTACCGAAAGAATATCACGGGAGCAGCGGCGTCTGAAGGAGAATTAAAACGTATCGAAAGTAGAATGCGCACAGGGAGCCTTATGGACCTATTTGCTCCTGAAGTGTTTTTTAAGAAGCTTAATAACTTCCATTATGAGTCGATACAAAACCTTCGGGACCGACCTGATATGTTTCGGCACCTTCAGCCGGACGTGCAGCAACAAGTATTAAACTACGGCGGAATCGATAAGCAAACCGTAGAAGATATTCGAGCGTTACGACAAAGTAAAAGTAAACATTAATGGCCAAGTATCTCCGCATATCTGGCCAAGTGCCAGTCATTAACCCGGACACGGGAGATGTCGAACTTCATCCAGAAGCCAAGGCCAAGCGTTTAATTCAGCAAGGATGGTCACCCGAAGGGCAGCAAGAATATAAGCAGCGAATAACCGCCGAGGATAATAATCATCCCGTAATGGCGGGAATAACCGGAGGTCTAAGGGGGCTCACCCTTGGCGCGTCCGATATGGCCTTCAAGGCTATTGGCGGCCAAGACTACGCCGATGAACTCCGCATTTTAAAAGAGTCAAATCCTATTGCTTCCACCATAGGGGAGCTTGCCGGTACCGGAGCGAGCTTTATGATTCCTGCCAGCCCGCTGGCAAGCATGGCCCGCGGCGCAGAACTTGCGGGGGCCAAGTTTGGCGGGAAGTTGACCCAAGCGCTTATGAGGGGAGGAATGGAAGGGGCGGCAATGGGGGCAGGGCAGGGGATATCTGATTACGCTTTAGACCCCAACGCTCAAGCCGAAAATATCCTTACCGAATCCATGAAGGGGGCGGTTTGGGGAGCCGGCGCAACAATGGCGGCGTTCGGCTTGGGATCTCTCGCCAAATACTCAGCCAAAAAGATTTCATCCTATGCTGAAAAACTGTCAGGCATCGGTGAGGGTTCTAAACTATCCAGCAAGATAGAGACACTAAAAAAAGAACAAGATGCGCTCTATCAATTAAAGAACAATGCTGAACAGGGGATAGGTGAGTTCGGCCAAAAGGAAGCCGGGCAACTTGAAAAACTGACCGGCAAAATAAATGATCTAAACACCAAGATAGTAGATAACACCCAATCGAAGCTAAGCGGATACCTGCAAAGTATTGTTGAATCAAAAGCCGAACGAATCGCTGGGGCGACAGTTGGCAGTTTGGTAGGAGGATGGGCTGGGGCTGTGCTGGGTGGCTTGGTGGCGCCTGCAGTATTAAAAGGCGTGAAGAAAGCCGTCATTCCCGCCGGAAAGTGGGCCGCTGAGGCTGCGGAAACAGCAAGTAGTACTATCGGGGGCCTAACACAAAAGCCAGGCATACGGGCTACGCTAGGGGCTGCTAAAGCGGTGCCTATCCATATTCTATCCTCAGACGAGTTCAAGGAAATTTCAGGCGAATTAAATCGAACCTCGCCTGACATGGTTGATGTCCAATTACAGGGCAACCTTCCTGTGGGAATGACTGGTCGACAAAAAATCATTGATTATGAAAAAAACCGGGTAGCTTTTTTGCAAGAGAAAATGCCCAAGCCGGTTTCAATTAATAACGGGTTTGAAATACCTGCAGGTGGGGAATGGCACCCGAGTTCAATTAAACGAGTTAAATATGGTCGATATGTTCGAGCGGCCATGAACCCTTATACTGTATTGGACGATTTTAAGCGCGGTCAGCTTACCTCTGAAGCGGTAGAAACCATGGAACGGCTTCATCCAGAGGATTACGATAAGCTTAAAAAGTCAGTTGCCGATGAGGTTAGATTGCATGCCGCACGGGGTGAGAGATATAGTCGCGATCAAGAGGCGCAAATTGCTCTTTTCCTAGGTCAGCCTAGCCGAGGATTCCAAGCAATTAGTGGGGTATCGTTTGCTCCACTAGTAGAACCGCAACAACCACCACAACGAAAAAAACCTCCAAAGAATTTGGACGTTCAACAATTAACTACGCTGCAAACCCTACAGCGACGAGAACAAAGGATTTAGTCAATGGATACTATTCAGGGCGGTCATTTAATAAAAGATGGCGATATGAGCGCAAGCATCACCGGTAAATCGATGAATATCGAAGGTGCTACGGTTGTGGGCGTTCAATTGACCTCAGCCAGCGCAACCCATGTTGGCACGGTTGCTATTCAAATGAGTAACGATGGGACGAACTGGACGACTGTAGAATCGTTCACGGTCGCTGCGAGTACTGTTCTAGATCAGTGGTTCGATTTGGTTGAAGTGGGCGGCAGGAGTTTAAGAGCTATTTACACGAGAACCAGCGGAAATGGAACTTTAAACGTCACCGCTTGCCGAAAAGAATAATACTATGGCGTACACCAATACAATAATGAAAGCTATGTCAGCAATCTTCGGGGTGGTCTCAGGCGCAGCGCTTGACGCCGATGGAGAAGGGACGATCCAGCAATACCTGAGAGGGTTACTAAAGCATTTTCTTCTAGTGAAGGATGCGACGAACAGCTTGCTAAATCAAACGCTATACCTTGGTAATCGCGAGGTAATTCTGCATGTTAACCAGCTCTTAACTGGGTCATCGGGCGGTGTTTTGCAAGCTATGGCCGCTTATATTGCGACTAACCCAACGGCGGATAGCGATACCTTTATCATAACTGATGGGACCACTACAGAAACCTGGACGTTTAAGGCATCGCGCTCGGTAGCCTTTGAAGTAGCGATAGGATTAAGCGCATCCGCAACTCAAACAAACCTGATTGCGGCAATAGTGGCAGACTCAACGCTATGGTCTGCGGTGGCTACCACAAACCTAGGAAGGTTTTTTGCTGCTACTCCGTCAGCTCAATTCGTGGTTTATCGCAAGGCCATCTCTATGGCCAATGATCGAATTTATGGAGTTCAAACCGCTGCCACTGGGATTAAGGTTATTTCCTTTGGAACATACGGTTATTCAACCGCCGATGCCACAGAGGAGAACATACCAGCCACGGATCCCGCTGCTAAGCGGTTCGGTTTTGGCCGTGCTCTTACCTCTCTAACCATAGGAGAAAAGCATCGAGCCGTTGAGGACTCGCTAACTTACGTTTTTAACAAGGCGTCAAACTCTTGGTGCTTTAATTGGGACATGAATGACCTTGCCATTGCTCAATGGCCATATCCAGGAACGAGCGTTTACCTGGCTATTGGTGGAACAAGCGCGGAACTTGCCGCTGACCTACCTCCCGGGAAATACCTAATGAAAGGGACGACTGATTTCACGTTCATTATTTCCGCTTCGGGCGGTGGAGGAACTGCCGTCCCAGAAACAGCCCCGGGAATAATTTGGAACGCTGGCGATTCTTACTATTTGCAACTAAGAACGGCAAAGAGAATAGCAGCCATCACAGGTGGGGCGACTGGTAAAATCATGATCGTTCCGATTGCAACGGCTCCGGTGTTGTAATGTCTAGCGCACTCGCACGACGACACGCGCGATCGCCCAGCATGGCGCACAGGTTTTTAAATCCATCGATTGATAACCTACTGGTGGGCATTACGTTAAATAGTATTACCGTATTGCCCACACTGCGATACAAAGCCAAAGACGCCACGCTAACAACCTGGCCAGCGTGGACTTATGGTCCAACGCTTAATTTGCAGGATGGCACGGCACCGACCATAAATTTTGGCTCGATATTCCACGGCGCTAACGATGATTCAGTGATTTTCGCCACGGGCGGTGGCTATTATCAGGATGCGGCCAACACCAATGGCAACGTTGGCACTAATGATGTGATTATTGAGGCATTGATTAGGCAGCCGCACTATTCGCAAAATAGAGGCATAATATCAAAATACATTGAGGGAACAACGCTTGGATGGCAAATGTCCTTCACCCAGAGCGGAGCCAATTGGTATATTGTTTTAGCCTTCCGAAACGGCTCCAACCTGGTTTACGTTTCACCTCTACAGGATGCCTCATTGGCGAACAGCCTAACTTACATCTTCGCCGTGATGAACAACTCGGGAGATGCTACCGCTACGGCGTTAAGATGCTATATTAATAATTCGCTGGCCAATGCAGCCGTGGGGGGGACGTGGGGCGGAGTTAATTTAGATAACACTGCCAGTTTGCAAATTGGCAACGCTCGGGGATTTGGCGCTCCTGCGGCTGGATTGTTGTATTTTGCTCAATATCAGCAGGCAGACTGGGTGCTCGATTCGGGCGGCAGCAATGCCGAAATAGCTACCGTGGCGGCGGATCGATTTAACCGATTGTTTGCATTTAAATCATGGGTTGCCCGAGGGGCCCAATCTCCGACCTCGATCGTTAAGGCCGCCGGCTCCTATATCGATAAATATGAAACCGGAAATTATAAGGCATATTTTGTCGGCCCCGGCATCTTAGGCATTCAAAGCACATCCACCACCCGCCGAGGTCTGCTAGTCCAACCACAACGGCAAAATAAAATTTTACAATCACGATCGCTCGGAACCACCTGGACGCAGGTAGCACTTACCTCTATCAGCAATGATTCTGGCGTTGGCATCGATGGCACTCAATATCTCGATGGAATCGTGGGAACCGCCGACGATACTCAGCACGGTATCACGCAAGATGTAACGCTTACAGCGGCTAAATATTGCCTGTCATGCGCCGGTCACCCGGGCGATAAAAATTGGATTTATCTATTCGATTCGACCGTTGCTAATTGCTGGGCCTATTTCGATCTTGCTAACGGTGTGGTTGGCAGTAAAGGGGCGGGCTGTACGGCTGGGATTATACCCAAAAAATACATTGGTGATAATTACATTCCATTCATCATTTTCGATGGGACCGCAGCCTCTCATACCCTCGGCGCTTACGCAGCTCATGCCGACGGAGATAATGATTTTGCCGGTGATGCTGCGACTGTTAATTTGCACCTCGGTGATTTTCAATGCGAGCAAGGCACCTATCCGACCTCGCGCATAATCACCACAACCTCGATGGTAACCCGTGCAGCGGCTACTCTTAGCTATACTGGCCAATACAATATTGGTGAAGGTGAAGGCGGTTTTAGAGCTTGGATTCACGCGCCCGCTTTTACGCCAGATGCTCAACACACTATTTTTTGCGCTTCCGTTGCCGGTGCTGTTACCGATTTGATTCGTGTTTACGTAGACACCGATGGCGCGATTAAATTTTCCTCTGCGTGCACGGGAGGCAATGCTGGAGCGGGTTCGGTTGCCACCAATATCTGTACTGAGCGAGAGGTGGAACTATTACTGAATTGGCGCAAAAATCAAATGAACATCTGTGTCGCGGGAACATGGGGAACGGCTGACACCTCGGTTGATATCCCCGCCGCAATCGACCGTATTAATTTATGTTGCGACAATGCAGGGGGGACGCAGCTAGGCTCCATCGAATTACTCGATTATAAAATCGACAACAAATACCAAGCCTCGTGGTGGGACCGGGGCGGAGGGTTTACGCACAATGCCTAATCTCATACCCGTGAAATTATCAGTACGAATCCATCATTGTTTTGTAGATACTCTTGCCGACGGATCACAGGTGACCGAGGCGCTTGTTGATGAGGAAGACATTGGCACTCTTAAAGCCGCTGGCATTTTGCTTTTTAGTGGCGACCAGGAAGTTAAGGATTGCCCGGTGGCGCTGCTCAATAAAGAGGGGACGGCGCCTAAATGTGTTTGGGCGGGATACGAAACGAAGATGTCTAAAGAATCGGCGGACGTGGTAATCAAATGAAAAAACGCGCCCTCATTGTCGGTATCAACTCTTATCATTACTCGCTAGTGCCGCAACTAAAATACTGCCGGTTTGATGCGCTTAGCATGATGGATTTGCTTCAGCGTCGCGGGTTCGAGCTGCTAACGCTGCACGATGCCCACAAGGCAGGAATCGTCGATGGTCTTATATGGCTAGGCGAAGGCCTCGGCGATGGCGAACGCGCAGTATTTTACAACTCGAGTCACGGCACCCCCACTACCGATTTCAGCGGTGATGAGGAAGATGGATACGATGAGGCGATAGTCCCGAGTGATTACGATGGCCGGCCGCAATCGCTACTTACCGACGATGAGATAGGCGCGATTATCTCCAAATACCACCCTGGCGTAGAGCTCGAGGTGATCCTTGATTGCTGTCATTCGGGGACAGGTACGCGCGGGATTGGCCGCAAATCCGCGCCGAAGTGGTTGCACGTCGAGTCCGGCATGAATCACGTTTGCCTCGCTGCCTGCCGGGAAGAACAAACAGCAGGCGAGGGGCTAGTTGGCGTCGAAGGGAGGGAGGGACACGGCACGATGTCCGGGGCGCTATTTGAGGAAATAGAGGCTGATCCGGCGATTACCCGTTTGCAACTCGTCGAGAGAATCAATCAACGACTACGCGCAGGCCTGCACGATCAGGTGGCTCAACTCGAAGGGCCTGCACGATTAATTAACGGCTATCCGTTCGGAGGACTCTGAAATGGAAGAGACTATCAAAATATTGCTCGACATCAAAGAGAGTATCGGCGGTATCCGCCACGACATTACCGGGATTCATGGATGGATGGAGCATCACGATAAGCGGCATGGGCTCCTCGAGTCGCAGATAGGCGGTCAGGGATGCGAGCTCGGCAGGCAGGGTGAACTATGGCGGCAGCAAGAGCGACTAAACAATGAAGCGCAGAAAAAAATATCAGGCCTGTATCGTGCCGTCGGAGAAGCCGAGGACACCGGCATTCACCACATTACCGAGGAGAAAACCCGATGGAAAACGCTTCAAGTTGTCGGTGCCGTAATCCTCGGCGCGATGACATTTTTAGGCGGCATGTTGACTCTATCTCATGGTTGCAAGCCGTCGGCGGCACAACAAAATCAAGGAGGAAAATAGAATGGAAGTTTTAAAGTCGTCACGTTTTTGGTTGGCACTTGTAGCATTAATTTTTATCGGCCTCCTAGCGCTTCTGGGGCGCATTACGGGCGAGTCGGGGATTGCCGCACTCATGGCCCTACTAGCTGGTTTTGGTGTAGCTAAGGCCGGGGGAGGCAGCAAGGCCGCCCCTTTAAAATGTGTGGTCGGGATCGGTTGCTTACTCGCCCTCTCGGCTACCGCATGCGCGACGCCAAACCCAAAGCCCCCAAGTGCTGAGCAAATGATGAACGTGCTAAAAATCGCGTGCGGGACCACGCAGGCAGCCGCGCAGGTGACACCGATCTTGTGTCGCAACTTGTCCGGGGAAAAGGACATGAAGGTTAATTGTGTAACTGCGGTCGCCTTGCTTCAAGGTGCCTCGGTGCTGTGCAGCCAGGTGAAGGAGATCAAATGAGTGGCACACCAATACCGGATGTTCAAGACATCGCGAGGAAACTTGTCAAACTCGGAAATATCGAGGGGGCGATAAGCGAGTTAATCGCGCTCAATGGTCGCATCGCCGAGGACATGAGAAAAAGCTGCGAAAAACTCGAGGAGACGCAGCAAGAAATTAAAAAACTCAGAGAGCAAATCGACAAGAAGAGATAATTTGATTCACGACCTGCGCACCGATCACTCCCCACCAAAACTATTAAGACAGAAATGGTATCGTAGTTGGCAAGGCTCCAGCCCTCGCGTTATCCGAGGAGTAACCTTGCACCAAACTGGATGCGAGTTATCCAACAATCCAGCCAGGTGGAATAATCTCAACGCGCACATCGGAATCACACGCAATGGGCAAATACTGTTTCTCAACGACCTCAGAGCGTTTATCTGGCATGCGCAGGGCCTTAGTCATAGCGATATAGGCATAGAGTTTGCCGGTAATTTTGAGGGTATCCAGGGGCAAATAAACACGCTATGGAAGCCGGGTGGCGGTCCTCACCGGCTAACCGATGAGCAATTACGGGCGGCGAACGAAGAGCTATTTCCTTGGTTGCTCGAGCAATTCGAGGACAATGGAGGCAAGTGGCAATATGTCCACGCTCACCGGCAAGCTTGCGCTGACCGCCGAGCGGATCCAGGAAGTGAAATTTGGCAAAGAGTCTGCATGGTATGGATCGAGAAACTAGGGGCTAGCGATGGGGGGCCGGACTGGAAATATGGAGACGGGCGGGCTATTCCGCGGGAGTGGGATCCATCTTATTCGGCGAGGTATTAAATATATTTAGTGGTGATCGCCTCGGGGCGGCATCTGACACTGAATAATTATTTAATGGAGGCTGGGCCATTGCCCTTGCCTCTGCGATTTGCCGGAGTAACCCGGCAAGCATGGCGGCAACAAAATAGTCACCGCCGATAAACGCCTTGTGGTAGTCAGCCAACAGGTTGACCACCCTTTCGGAGTCGGTCATAATCCCTCTGCTCTGCCTGGATAGCCCCAGGCCGGGCAAGCCTCCTCGACGTGTCAGCGCCGGGGAGGCACTTGGTTTATTTTCCATTTTCGATTCCGCGGCATCAACACCGCGGCCCCATTGAAGCTTATTGCGTCCAAATCTTCTTTAGCCTGCTTTTTACAGGATAGGGCCAGCGCTTCCAACTGGTTCAAAAAGGATAGATGTTTCTCCAACATATACACATTTGAATGTGTAATTATTAATAACGTAGTTCTCCCCTACCCGAAAAATAGACCAGTGGTTAGGTACAGGCTCACCATTTGGCCGAAGGAGTTTACCAAATTCTTTTTCTAGTATTTTGTTATCGTCCATTTGTTGGATTGATAACATTTCGAATTTATTTGTTTCTGGATTCATTGTATTTCTCCAAGTATTTTTGGTAGATTTCATCTATTGTTTGATCACATATTTTGCAGCACACTTGAGAGTCATTGGTTAAATGGTTTTGAATGTGCTCTACAAACACCCGTTCTTTTATTTTCAACTTAAATCTATTCGGTTCCATAGGTCTTTCGTTTAGCTCCCAATTACCGCATCTTTCGGTAATTTCTACGGATTCGGG